TTACACCTGCAAGATCAAGCCCTTGCAAGCGTTAGCGGGTAGCGCCAGCCACCGAAAACCCTTGGAAAATTTTTCCAAAGCATCCATCCAGAAATCGCGGTGGCGATCGTCCCGCGCACGCTCTGCGTGCGTCGCTGCGACTACTTCAAACGCCCGCACTCCCAGAATCTCGGCGACCCGAAAGCAAGTGTCTTCGTCGAAGGTGGATTTCCCGTTGCGGTAGCCGCTAACGGTTGAGCGCGTCACGCCAAGCGCTTTCGCGGCTGCGTAGTCGGACGGCAGGTCAAGAGCCGCTTTGACGGCGTCGAGCCATTCGATCGTGGTTTTCATTGACAAACCCCATTTGATTCAACCCGGCGTCAAGACTATCCGAACGCTCGACGGGTGGCAACGTTCGTTATGGTCAAACGTTCGGACGGGGTTGACATGTTCGGATGGGTCGAACTATTCTCCGCCTGTCGACTCGGCAGCCGGTTTCCAACCCCGCCGGTGCTGGACTAGCTATCCAGCCGCCGGTCGACTTTCAAGCGGTACACCGTTCAAGGGGTTGAGAAAGGGGAAGTCAAATGCACGTTTCGCTGCAACAAACGCTTACACCTTCGGCGCTGGTGCGCCAGACGATCGAGCCGTATTTTCGTGCGTTCATGGATGCGATGATTGGATTGGTCCGTAAGTGGACGCGAGCGCCAGGTGCGCTTTGCGCAGGGTGGGCGGCATGAAAACGATCGTGAACGAACTACGCGACGAGCTGCGCACCGCACACATCATCATCCGCAGCGCACTTTCGGTTGCGACGTTCGACCAGAAGATGGAATGGGCGAACATGAATGAGCGTGACGCCGTGATAGGAGAGGGCATCACGCGCGCCAATGAACGGCAGGCGGCGATTGACGGCGACAGCGTTGATGCGCTGTATCGCGAATTGTCCTGTGCAGATCGGATCATCGAGAACGCCAAGGCTTTGCTGTCGGAACACCAGTGCGAGCTGTGGGATGTCGCGATTCGCCACGCAGGCGTGGTATCGCGGCGCCAAGCGCGGGGCGAAGTGCGCGGTGAGGTGCTGGCCCGAGCGGCGAACGCGCTTGCCATTGCGCGGATTGGGTTAGATGCGGGGGATTGCGATGCCGGTCGAACCGTCGTCGTGATCAAGCCTATCCGCGAACTGTCGTCGAACGATGTGGCGGAGCTGCGGCGCCTCGTCGAAAGTCACGCCGGCCGGTCGAGCGGGATGCTGATGAAGTCGGAGTTCGACATGCATGCGCTTCTGCGGCGGCAGCGCGCGTTCTCGGAGCGCACGTTCGGGCCGGGACGCCGCACCGCCGGCGTGTGCGAGCACATCCTCAAGGAATTGGCGGAAGTCGAGGCCGCGCCGGACGATCTGCGCGAATGGGGCGATGTGATCTTGCTCGGGCTCGATGGTGCATGGCGTACCGATGCGACGCCCGAGCAGATCACGGCCGCGATATCGGCGAAGCTGGCAGAGAACGAAGGCCGCGTGTGGCCGGATTGGCGCGGGTCAGATCCGAATCGTGCGATCGAGCATATCGACCAAGCGATGGAAGGTGGTCAGGCATGACGACGAAAGACGTGATCACAGCCTTCCACGACAATGCGCGCCATGCCGATTTCGTCGGTAAAGCCGTTGTCAAGGAACCAGTTTCGCAGGCTGATGATGTCGCCTGTGCTGTAAGCGCCGACGCGCCGGTAAAGGTCCCCCGTTTCGTTACGGATACCGATCACGAAGCGCGGGGCGCTGTGGCGAAATTCTCGCGGCGAGTCTGCATGACCGATGTCGAGACATTCAACCAATTCTGCGTCGAATATGGCTGGCTGGAACTCCTGGTGGAGAGTGGTGATGATCGGGTCCCATCCGTTGCCGACGTCGAATTTTTTCATAAGCGATTTGGTGGATCGAACAAGCGGGATGCGCTCGAAACGCTCTCGTGCTTGTACAAATACATCTCGAAAGCTGGCTTCGATGGGGTTCCCGCGCCTGCCGATTGGTTGATGAAGGTGCACGAGTATATTGCGCGGCTCAAGGCTGGCTCCACAGCGGCGGCGACGAATAGCTGACCGGGTGTCATATTTCTGCAGGAGAGAAAATGATGCATATCTATAGCATTCCTAATCGACAAGAAATTGAGAAACATGAGATTCGCCGCTTGATTCGCGCAAGCAATGCGGAAAGTATGGCCCGCCGTCGTGCGCAGGATGAGGCTGATGTCGAGCGACCATGCGCGACGTTGAAGCGCATCGAGCGCGTGGGTTCGATCGTGAGGCTCGCGTGACTGATATCGATATCGAGCAAGCACAGCCGCGCGTCGTTGCGCCGGGTGTAGTCGAAGTTGGCCCTTTCGTTGAGCGGTACATGCGGGGCGGCTACTTCATCGTGAATACGCCGTCGGGTTGCCGGGAGTATCACTGGTGCGAGCAGCCCGACGCGAGCGACGCAACGTTCATGATGACGCGTGACGAAGCGCTACAGCTTGCTTCGCATCGGTGGTAGGGAATGGAGCAGTCGAACGAGCGCGAGGCTGCTGAACGGCGAAATGCGCTGTTCGAAGACCTTGCGGAACTTGGGATAGGTGCGGGCGTGTGCGTGCCGGCTTTCGTTGTGTACACCCCACCGCGTACAGCGCGTGGCGATCGAGCGGCGGCCCACGCGATGAAGGAGTTGGGGCCCCTGCTCGCGAAGCTTGCGCGGCGTCGGTCGATTCGTCGATAGGAGTGCAGATGAAAAAGAACGAGAAGACGTTGCCGCTTTGGGCGATCTGGTTAATTTCCCTCGTCGCGGTCATTGCGTGGTGCGGTGTGCATGGTGAGCCGGAAGAGACGGCACGACAGGAGATTCGTCCGGTTTCGTGCGCGTAGCGCGCGGTAGCTGGGCTGACGTGTGGTCACTCGCCGTGCAACTTTTCGGCCCTCGGATAGCACGGCGAGCTTTTGCGGGGCGGCTTGGACAGTGCCCCGCTTTTTTTCCTTTGGAGCCGTTGGGTGGATAGTGTCCGTAACCGTCGTTCAACACTGCATGTCGTCTCGCTTTCTGGCGGGAAGGACAGCACCGCGGCGCTGCTAGTCGCGCTCGAATTGCATGGCTGCGAGAACGTGCGTGCCGTGTTCGCGGACACGGGAAACGAGCATGAGGCGACCTACGAGTACGCGCTCGAATATCTGCCGCACGTGCTCGACATTACCGTCGACGTTGTGCGCGCCGACTTCGCCGACGAGTTCGCGACGAAGCGGGCGAACCTCGCGCGGATTGCGGCCGGCGAGCCCGAGTCAGCCGTATACGGCAAGCGTGAATTCATGTACCGCTGGACGCCCGAGTCGGCCGCACGAGCGCTTGAACTGCTGCGCCCGACCGGCATTCCGTTCCTTGACCTGTGTATGGTGCGCGGTGGGTTCCCGTCTCGCAACCGCCAATACTGCACGGAATACCTGAAGCGCAATCCACTGACCGAGTATGCGATCGGCCTGATTGACCAAGGGTACTTCGTCGAATCATGGCAAGGCGTGCGAGCGGACGAGAGCGAAGCTCGGCGCTGGCTTCCAGCGTATGAATGGCGCGGGGGCCACTACGCTGTCTATCGCCCGATCCTACGTTGGAATGTTGAGGCTGTGTTCGAGGCACACGCAGCAGCCGGCATTCGCGCGAACCCGCTGTATCGCCGGGGAATGTCGCGAGTTGGCTGTATGCCGTGCATCAATGCTCAGAAGCGCGAAATCCGTGAGATCGCGCGTCGGTTTCCCGAGCACATCGAGCGTGTCGCCGAATGGGAGCGGTTGGTCTCGAAGGTCTGCCGTCCGCGTTCGCCCGTCTCGTTTTTTCATCTGGGCACGCAAGGACATATGGGGCAGGACAGCACCATCTATTCAGTCGTCGAATGGTCGAAAACGACGCGTGGCGGCCGGCAATACGATCTTCTCGCGGATGCCGAGTCGCCGAGCGCGTGCGCGTCTGCATACGGGCTCTGCGAATGATCTACGGCTCCGTTTGTTCAGGTATCGAGGCAGCTACGGTTGCATGGCATCCGCTCGGCTGGCGCCCGGCATGGTTTAGCGAGATAGAGCGGTTTCCGTGCGCCGTCTTGCGCCACCACTATCCAACCGTTCCCAACCTTGGGGACATGACGCGTTTCAGGGAATGGCCTGATGCAACTATCGATCTTCTCGTCGGCGGAACTCCCTGCCAGTCCTTCAGCGTCGCCGGACTCCGAAAGGGGCTGGACGATCCGCGTGGCAACCTCATGCTCACCTATCTTGCGATTGCTCGCCGCTACGCTCCCCGCTGGCTGGTCTGGGAAAACGTCCCCGGTGTCTTGTCGTCTAACGACGGAAGGGATTTTGGAACCTTCCTCGGGGGCTTGGCAGAACTCGGGTATGGGTTCGCATACCGGGTTCTTGACGCTCAGTACGTCCGAGTGGAATCACACCCTTGCGCCGTCCCTCAACGACGACGGCGTGTCTTCGTTGTCGGACATCTTGGAGACTGGCGACGTGCCGCAGCGGTTCTTTTTGAGCGCGAAAGCCTGCTCGGGCATCCTGCGCCGAGCCGCCAAACGGGGAAAGGAATTGCCCCCACCCTTAGCGCGCGCACTAAAGGCGGTGGCGGACTCGGAACCGACTTCGAGTGTGACGGCGGACTGATCGCGAGCACGGGCGACGTATCGCATTGCCTCAATGCGGGCGGGATGGGCCGGCAGGACTACGAGATGGAAACGCTCGTTGCGCATACGTTGAAGGCGAGTGGCTATGACGCAAGCGAAGACGGCGCGGGGCGCGGCGTGCCGCTCGTCGCGCGTGCGTATGACCTTCAGCAGGTGACAAACCCTAGCAATCGGTCGAACCCGCAAGCCGTTGACCCGTGCTTCACGCTCGCGGCTACCGGCGAGCCGGTGATTGCCTTCGATTGCAAAGCCGGCGGCAACACGTCGTTCAGCATCGGCGATATCGCGGGCACGTTGCGCGGAGAGGGATTCGGCGGCGGACATGCGGCCGTTGCGCTGAGGTTGCGCGGGCGTGATGGCGCCAATCTCCCGGAATTGTCGACGGGCGTTACGCCGGCGCTTCGGGCAAGCCAAGGCGGAAGCGACAAGGCGCACGCGATGATCGGTTCGACGGTGCGGCGGCTGACGCCACGCGAATGCGAGCGGCTGCAAGGCTTCCCGGACGATTACACGCGGATTCCCATTCGTGTAATGCCGGCGCGGCCGAGCGCTAAACGATGCCGAAAATACCCGGACCTCTTTGCTCCCAATCTGGACGGCTCGTGGACAGCGTACGTGGAAGATGGTCCGCGCTACAAGGCGATCGGTAACAGCATGGCGGTTTCGGTTATGCGCTGGATCGGCGAGCGTATCGAGCTCGTCGAGCAGCTCGCGACGGCAACGGTGAGGGCACGATAGTGTGGGTCTACGCGCGCGACGTGGCGGATGTCCTGCCCGGTATCCCCGAAGCAAAAACTGCTGCGAAGCGCCTACCGTCGCGCTGGTATCGCCGCGCGTTGAGCCACGCGGAAGCTGCCGGCCGCGCGAGCGCGGTGAAGTTTGCACGGCCCGAGCAGCGGATCGCCGATCGCATGTTCGACGTGTCGGAAGCTGCGCGTGTGATTCGCGAGTTTCTCGACGAGCACGCCCCCGACAATTTCCCTGTCCGGCCGGACGCCAACGATTTCGAAATCTGTTTGAAAGCGCGTCGAATCGCAAACGATGTATCGCTGCGGTCGCACGGGCTGTCGGTTCTCGACGCACACATCGTCGCGGAGAATGCTTGCGCGATGTATGGCGTCGACCTACCCGACTTCGAGCATCCAGCTGAGCGCGTTGCACGCGTGCGCTGCGAACTGTGGTGGCGGCGACAACTGCGCAAGATGCACATCCGCGCGCTCGAGCATAGCAACATCCGGTTGCATTACGTTCATCGTAAGGCGGAGCCATACGCTAGCGACGACGCGGTGCGGCGACGCGTTGCGCAGAATCGTCGCAACGCTCGCACGCTGGAATCGGTCACGGTCGAGAACGAGAACGGCCAACAGTTCACGCTCGCCGAGCTCGCGGCCAAGGGCAACTCGAACAAGGCGTTGAAGCGCGGCGAGCTGTTCACACGTCTGCGCGGCTTGGAAGAGCTCGCCAATGACGCGAAGCTTCGCGGTGTCATGTTCACGTTGACTTGCCCGAGCCGATTTCATTGCGTCCGAACGACAGGGGGCGTGGTTGAACCGAATCCGGTGTATGCGGGTGCGTCGCCGCGGGACGCGCAAGCCTATCTGAGAAAGGTGTGGCAGCGCATTCGCGCCGAGTTGAAGCGCGAAGGCGTCGTGTTTTTCGGCATGCGCGTTGCGGAACCCCATCACGACGGCTGTCCGCATTGGCACGGGCTCGTGTTTAGCGACAAGGTGGAGCGGTTTTGCGCGGTGATGCGCAAACACGGATTGCGGGATTCCGGCGATGAGTCGGGCGCGCAGCGTCATCGCGTTCGGTTCGAAATGATCGACAAGGCGAAGGGTTCGGCTGTGGGCTACGTCGCGAAGTACATCTCGAAGAACATCGACGGCTACGCGGTCGGCGAACACAAGACAAACGACGGATACGTCATCCAGGCGGATATGTGGGATGGCGACGAAATCACGCCATCGCAGCGCGTCGAGGCGTGGGCGGCGTTATGGGGCATTCGCCAGTTTCAGCAGTTCGGCGGCGCTCCGGTCGGCGTGTGGCGAGAGCTGCGCCGCGTGAAGGAAGCTGATCTACCGAGCGAGGCCGAGTCCCCGCAGATTCGCGCCGCGTGGGCTGCTGCGCAAAAGACCGATGAGCGGCCGGCGGATTGGGCGGCGTACTCGCGCGCAATGGGCGGCATCGCGGGAGAGGCGCGCATGGTCTATGTCCGGCACACGATCGAGCAGCGGGAAGGGCGGTACGGCATCGGCCCAGTGCGAGTGCCGCACGGTGTCGAGGCGATCGGCGTTGCGCACGTCATAGATGGGCTTTGCTCGTATTCGCGTGAAACGAAGATTTTCGTTCCATCGACGCGCCACGAGTGGCGGGTCGTTCGGCGCGGCGGCGTAGCCGCGCGCCCTTGGACATGTGTCAATAACTGTACGCGGAGCGATCGGCCAGGGGTGGCCGATCCGGCCGCGCAAGGTGTACGAACCGGCGTCAGCGGGGAAGGGAACGGCGCGAAACGGGGTCATCGGAACCTGTAGAGCGAGGAATACCCTATGACGCATATGAAGATCGAATGCCCGTGCTGTGGGGGCGAAATCGAGGCACGCCACACGGAAGCGATGTCGGCGACGCTGCGCCGCCTCTACTTCGTGTGCGACGACTGCGGCTTTCGAACGCCGGCCGGCCTCGAAATCTTGTTCTCGCTGTCGCCGCCGGCGCGGCCGCGGCCCTACGTCGCGCTCGAAGTCAGGCCGTCTGAGCGCCTGCACGGCTGCGTCGATTCGCGCACGACGCTGCGGCTGATGGAGGTGGCGAAGTGAGATTTACGATTGCTTGCCCTCACTGCGACGCGCGTGGCATCGCCCGCGTGCTCGAACAGAAGTCCGCGCTGGCGTGGGAAATCGACTATCAGTGCGACGACGTTGTGTGTGGGCATACGTACCGCGCGCGGCTTGAAATGACGCCGACGGCGCCCGTGCAGCCGCGCGAGCGAGTCGGCGAACAGATGCGGCTCGCTGTTTGAGCTGCGGTGAAGTGGAGCGGTATCGACACGGTGTCGAAACGGCATCGAGTCGATACCGATTCGATATCGAACAGAGATAGGGGTGATTGATGATTCTGGCAGTGGGGAACCCGAAAGGCGGCGTTGGAAAGTCGACGACCGCGGTACAGCTCGCGCTCGGTCTGGCGCTCGACGGCGCGCGCGTATGGCTCGTCGACGGCGATAGCCAGCGAACGAGCCTCTCGGCGATCACGGCCCGCGCGGACACTGGCCGGCCGCTGATTGCGGCCTCGGCCTATGCGGACGGCCCGTCATTGCGCGCGCAGGTGCTGCAGCAGTGTGTGCAGTTCGATCATGTGGTGATCGACGTAGGCGGGCGCGACTCCGGGGCATTCCGGGCGGCCCTGACCGTCGCCGATGCGGTGTTGATTCCGGTGCTCCCGCGATCCTTCGACGTGTGGGCGCTCGATGACATGGCGAAGCTGCTCGACGAGGCGCGCGCGGTGCGCGAGCTGCGCGCGTTCGCCTTCCTGAACGCCGCGGATGTGCAAGGGGCGGACAATCGCGACGCCGAATCGATCATCGCGGGCTACGCGGGCATTGAATTGCTGCCGTGCCGGCTGCATCGTCGCAAGGCGTTCTCGAACGCGAGCGCGGCCGGGCTACACGTCGAAGAGATGCCGCGCCGCGACACCGTAGCGTGCGCGGAGATGGAACGTGTGCAGGACGCCGTGCTGCACGCGAGCGGGGCGCGCGCGTGCCAGTGAAACGACATCATGCCGATATCGAAAAGATATCGGCATGGTATCGGAAGGGTATCAATTAGATTGGGGTTGACATGTCAATTACGAAAAGACCGGCGCTTTCTCAAGATGAAGCGGCCATTTCCGCGTTCATTTCCGGTGCGCCTGACGCACGGCCGGCGACGCCGCCTGATGTGGCCGTGGAACTGACGAGCCCAACGCAGCGCAGGTCGCGAAAGAAAAAAATCAGCGTCGATATCGATGCCGAGTTGCTTGAGCGCGTCGACCGTGCGGCGCAGGCAATGGGCATATCGAGAAATGCCGTGCTCGCTTTGGGCGCGTCGCGTTTCGTCGACGAGAACATGCGTGGTTGAGGACATGCTCGCATCGTGATCGCGTCAGCCCTGACAAAACTGACAGGGTTGGTGCTCTGACGTACATGCTACATTCCCCCGCGAAATACTCCGGGGGTTGTCGACATGGGATTTGCGTTCATATGCGAGGGCGACACGACGACGCACGGCGGCCGTGTCGTCGGCTGCAACACGGCCAATACCGTACACGGTAAGGCGATCGCTTTGCTTGGCGACATGGTGACGTGTCCGCGCTGCGGCGGAATCTTTCCGATCGTGAGCGTGAAAAGCGGACTCAACATGACGTTCGGCGACCGGCCGGTCGCGACCGATGGCGACAAGACGGCGTGCGGTGCGACGCTGATCGCGTCGCAGGGCACGGCGACGGTTGCGCCCACGGCGGGCCAAGGTGGCCCGGTAGGGGGCGGCAAGAGTGTCGTCGCGCAAGCGCGCTCGGCGCCGAACGAGCCGTATCGCGGCCGCTTCCAGTTGCTCGACGACCACACGCGCGAGCCAGTCACGAATCACGCGTATACGATCACGTCCGCCGACGGTCGAACCGTTCACGGTCAAACTGACGCGAACGGCTTCACGAAATGGCTCAACAGCGACGAAGCTTCGTCGCTGACGTTCACCAACCCCGGCGCGAGCTCTGCATGAGCGACTACGGAACGAGCACCGCCGCCGGCGGCATGTCGACGGGTGACGGCCAAACTACGCGAGTTGGGTTGAGTCGCGGGCAATTGTCGCCACAGGATCACGCCGTGTTGTGCGATGCGATTTGCCGTTGCAGCCGAGTCGGCGTTGCGACGATAGACGGTAAGATTTTGCGTCAGGCATGCGTGTCGCAACGGCTCAAGGCGAAAAACTTGGTCACCAAAGGGCTGACCGGCGCGCCGACGCCGTACCTTCCGGAAATCACGTATGACATGAGGCAGTCGCCGCCCGCGCCCGTGATGAGCAGTGCGGACCCGTTGCAGCCGCACAGTTGGTTGCCGGCATGGATTCAGAAATATTATCCGGGCGGGATGGACGCGTACAAACAGGCGAAGAAAACGTACTTCCGCCGGCCGGACGTGGTGATCGTGAATGACCCGAGCCAACCGCCGGTCCAGTCCAATATCAAACAGGTGGTCGAGATGAAGTTTCCACCCGACGATTATTCGAAGGGCCAGCGCGAGGCGTATCTGGACATTGCCGGCGACGATCGAAAGCTCGCGGCAATCGGGCCGGAAGACTGCCGGTGCGGTGACGCGGATCGTCAATCGCAACCGTCGACCTCGGCGCAAAAGCAGACCAATCTGGAAGATATGTTCGGCGATAAGCTGCCGTCATCGGGCGGTATCATGCCGCTGATGCCGCCGATTCCCCCCGTACCGCTACCGCTTCCCTGATTCGAATTATGGCAATGACGCAAGATGAACTGGCCGCATGGGCGAACGATCCGAGTCGGGCCGGATCGCTTCCTTATGGGCTGTTCGAGCCAAACCATCAACGCAAGATCGTCGGCGCGATTCTGGCCGTCCGCGGCGTACTGTACTTCAGGGACGGACACGCCCCACAGAAGCGGGAAGCGCTGATTCGATGCTTCGAACGCTACGACAACGCGCTTCGCACGTATCAACGCGCGCTTGAGCAAACGCAAGGGCGAGAACCGTCGAAAGGCACTCCGCTCAGGTGGCTGTACCAAGAAGGGAAGCAGCCGACGACGATCGAAAAAGCCCCGTCGTTCGCCTCGCTTGCGAAGAGCACTCAGTCCGACGACTTGTTCGTTGTCGCGCTATCCGATGCGGAAGAAAAAGAAGGCGCGGGTGCGATGGAATTCGCCGCGTTCTGCCTGGAAGACTGGCAAGCGGCGTTGAATCGCGGGCTAGACGTGCTGTCGTTCTCGGTCCCGCCCGCGTTCTTGACGTTGTGCCCGAGCGTCTTCCAGTCTCTGTTCGCGGAAGCGGCCAGCGATCTGGACGCGGTACACGGGCACGGCGGTTACGCCGTGAATCTGTCGCTGCTGCGGCGCGATCCGAACGAGGCGTCGGAGTACTTTCTGGCCCGTCGCTACGGTCCGGGGCTCGACGTGGGCGACCCGGTTCGAAGGGGCGTGCGCCGACTCACAAACCGGATTAAAACGGTCGACTGGCTCACCGCGATCAATGCCGAAATGGTTCTCGAGCTCGGCGGGCGGGCGAATCTCGCGCTTCCTCCCGATTGGTTCGGGCAGCAGACGTACGGAAGTGACGGCTTGATCGTTCAGGCAGGCACGGCACCGCAAACTGGAATCGGTGGCGGAAAAGGGCAGGCGCCCGAGCCGCCACCCGCGTATGTGCTGCTGAATCAGGCCCTGCGCCCGATCGTCGCCGATGCCGTCGGCACGCTTCAGAGCGGCACACCGAGCAGCACGGCACCACTCTTGAACACCGAAGTCGCTACCGAAGCATGGTTGCGCCGCTTCGACGTTGAGCCGGACAGCATTTACGGGTACTGGGAAGCGCTGCACAAGACGCCGAAGCTATCGTCGCTGCCTTGATTTGCAGGCGCTATTGCCTGAAGCGCAATAGCGCTGCCGAATTTCGCATCGAAATGCACGAAAACGCACGAATTTGTCACGATGCGAAATTGCCTGAAGCCCGCGCCAGTAGGCGCTCACGCAGCGGGCGGCCGGTGCACGAAAACTGCCCTATCAAGAAAGACCGCGGGCGAGGAGGGGGACCGCGCAAAGGCCGCGGCGGCGGCCTGCTTGCATGACCGGGCCTGACCTTCATATGTCCCCGTGCGGCCGCGTCACGGCCCCGCAGCGCCGCTCCCGGAGGCGAGCTGGCATGCTGCCACCCCGCCAGCGCCAAGCCGCCGTAGGCCCTCTATTCGTGCCATCGAAATCCCCCCATACCGCTTTCGCAGCCTCGCGGCAATAGCGATCGGGACAATGGGACGCCAGACGGGACAACGGGACGCTAGGCGGGACACGAACGGGACAGCAAACGGATACCCGGTGTGCGGTCGCGCGCGTCAGACGCAAAAAAGGCCGCGCCCGGTTGCCCGGTGCGCGGCCCTGCCGCATGAAAGCGGTGTGCCGGTTGCGCTACGCCGCGACCGGCGCCGGCGGAATCTCGTAATCGTCGAACGCCACGACCTCCTCGCCCAGCCAGTCGTTCAGCTCGGCGAAGCGCGCCTGTAGCGGCCTGATTTCGTTGCGCCCGAACACGCGCGCGGCGGTGTCCGGCGTGCCGAACCCGCCCGAGTTGCTCGGCACGATGCCGAGTAGCTGCGGCGGCACGCGATGCGCGGCGAGCAAGTCGTCGCGCGTCACGTTCTTGATGTTGAAGAACTCGTCCTTCGCGGCGACCTCGGACACGGGAATGAGCTGGATGCCGTCCTTCTTCCCGCCCGGCGCGTACATGAACACGTTGCGGAAGTTGCCCGGCCCCTTCGCGTTCTTCAGCGCGTCGCGCATGTTGTCCACGTCGTCCTGTTTCTGCGCGGCGTCGGTCATGTACAGGATGAAGCCGGCATGGCTGCCGTTCTCGTAATACTTCCGGCGGAACAGCGTCGACGATTCGTTCAGCCAGGCCGAGTGCAGCGAGCTCAGATACTCGGGCAGGCCGTAGACCTCCTGATTGATGTCCGGCCGCACGAGCTGGAACACGCTGTCGGGCTCGAACTCGTGCCGGTCCTGCCAGCCGTTCACGTACACGAAGCCGCTGAAATCCGCCTTGCGCCGCACGTACTTCGCGAGCGCGGGCTCGAGCCGCAGCGTGCCGCCGAGCTGGTTCCGGCGGCGTTCCAGGTAGCCGTTGCCGAACGTCAGGAAATCGAGCGCCCACCGCTCGAACGCTTGCCGCGACAGCCAGCGATGCGGGCGGAACGTCGACGCCAGCACGTTCGCCTTGAAGAACAGCGCCGAGCTGTGGTGCGTGCTCGCGCGAAACGATTTCGCCAGGCCGGCGAAGCTCACGGGCGGCTCGAACCATTCGCCGTTCGACCAACACTCGACGTAATCGAGAATCTCGGCCCGGTTCATGACGGGCGTCGGATCGTCGAATGTGAAGACCTCGGCGCGCGCCGGCGTGGCGCTGCCGGCGCTCGTGTGCGGTGCGCCCGAGAAGTGGCGCGGCGCGCGCGATCGGCGCTTGCTCATGAGTAAAACTCCGTGAATGAAGATGAATGAATGCCTCCGCCGGCGAGCGGCTCGCGGTCGATCGCGTGCAGGCAGGCCCACGCCAGGTCGGCGTGGCCCGTCTCTTCGCTGCGCCCGGCGGTGTAGGTCGCCTGGCGGCCGCTCGCCGTCATCGTCTGTTTGATCGCCATGAACGCGGCGGCCAGATCGGTCCACCCCGCGTCGAATTGCAGGCGGCCGTTGCGGACGACGGATTGGCCCTTGAGCACGAGGCGGGTTTTCACCTCGGGCGAGTAGTTCAGCGCGACGGCGGCCGGGAAGAATTTGCGCACGAGCTGGTAGACGCCTTGTCCCATGCCCGTGGTGTCGATCGCGATGTAGCCGACGTTGTAGCGCTGCGTGATCGCTTCGATCGCCGCGGCCTGTTCCTCGAAATCGTTGCCGCGGAACTGATGACGTTCGAGCACGCGGAAAGCGCCGCCGTCGACGCGCGGCGGCGCCACGACGACGAGGCCGGCCGAGTCGCCCGTGAGCGCCGGATCGTAGCCGACCCACACCTCGCGATGGCCGAACGGCCGCAGCAGCAGCGGCGAGAAGTCGTCCGCCCATTCCTCCCACGAGTCGACCATACAGCGTTGCAGCTCGGCCAGCTTGAACACCGACAGCGAATCGTCGATGAAGTGGCACATCAGCAGGTTCGCGAATTCCTCGGCGCTGTACTCGCGGCGCAGCTCGTCGATGTCGAACAGGTTGCAGCCGCCCGCCATCGCGTCGAGCACGGTCACGATCTGCCGCCACTGCGCGTCCCCGCACAACATGCCGCGCACGAGCGCCTCGTGGCTCGTGTCGATCTGGATGCGCTCGCCCGCGGCGCGGCCGCGGTTCGCGTGCGCGCCGCTCCAAAACGCGTACGCCTCGTGCGTGACGCTCGACGGCGTGCTGAAGTACGTCTTGCGCCAGCGCTTGTGCATCGCCATGCCGGAGGCGACCTTGTTTAGCTCGCGGAACTTCGGAACCCAAAAGTACTCATCGAAGTAGAAGTTGCCGTGATACGACTGCGCGGTGCGCGCGTTGGTCCCCAGGAAGTACAGCGTCGCGCCGCTCGGCAAGATGATCGGATCGCCCGTGAGCTCGATGTCGGCCGCGTCGCGCGCGAACTGCGTGATGTACTGCTTGAAGACGTGCGCCTGAGCCTTGCTCGCCGACAGGAAGATCTGGTTGCGGTCGGTTTCGAGCGCGTCGACGAGCGCCTCGCGAGCGAAGTACCACGTTGCACCGATCTGCCGCGATTTCAGGATGTTGCGCGTGCGCTGATCGCCGTTCCGATACCAGACTTTCTGGTAGTCGAACAGCGAATCGCGGAACGCTTCGACGATGCGCGCGTGCTGTTCCTCGCTGATTTCGTTGCGCGGCGCGCGGCGCTTCGGGCCGGCGTTGCGCGACGCAATCTTCGGGTTCAGGTCGGATTCCTTCCCCGTCTCGTCGTACTTGCGCACGCGCGCGAGCCGCTCGACTTGGCGGCCGAGCAGATCGATTTCCTTGTAGTCCGCGCCGTCCTTCTTCTCCTTCGCGATCAACACCATCAGGCGCACTTCGAGCGATGCCTCGATGCGTTCGACTGGCGTTGCGTCCTTCCACTTTTCGCGGCGGCACCACGATGCGACGGTCGCGGGCTTGATGTCGAGATGGCGGGCGATCGAGGCGATGCGCCAGCCTTGCCAATAGAGCGTGCGCGCGACCTTGCGCACGTCGTTTTCGAGCTGGTGAGGGTCCGTGGTTTCGAGCATGCGGCCAAGCGTAGGCCGCCGCGCACGCGCGAGCACGTGGAGCGCGCTGTACCCGCGTGACCCACAAACGCCGCGGATTGAGCCGTGGCGTGCGAACGCCGAACATGAGAACCACGCTCACTCAACCACGTTCGACCCTCTCTATGGCAAGCAAAACCAAATTCTTCCGCGTCGCAGTGGAAGGCGCGACCGTCGATGGTCGCGAGATCAAGCGTGAATGGCTCACGCAGATGGCGAAGCACTACGACCCGAAGCTGTACAGCGCACGCGTGAATGTCGAGCACATCAAGGGCTGGGCGCCGCTGTCGGCGAACAACCCGTTCGGCGCATACGGCGACGTGATCGCGCTGAAGACGGCCGAGATCGAAGACGGCCCGCTGAAAGGGAAGCTGGCGCTGTATGCGCAGATCGATCCGACCGACGAGCTCGTCGCGCTGTCGAAGAAGCGCCAGAAGCTCTTCACATCGATCGAAATCAACCCCGACTTCGCGGACATCGGCGAGGCGTATCTCGTCGGCCTCGCGGCCACCGACGACCCGGCGAGCCTCGGCACCGAAGCATTGCAGTTCGCCGCGAAGCGCACGAACAACCTCTATTCGCCGGCGTGCGAGACCGCGATCGAATTCGAAGGCGCGACCGAGACGGCCGGCCTCAAGGAATGGGTGAAGGGCCTGTTCGCCCGCAATCGCGAGAACGACGACGAGCGCTTCGCCGACGTGCGCGAAGCCGTCGAACGGGTCGCCACCCATGCGCACAACACGGTCCGCGAAGTCACGACGCTGAGCGCGGCCGTGACGAGCGCGACGAGCGCCGCGGCCGACGCGAAGAAGCGCGCCGACGAAGCGTTCGCCGCCGTCGAAGCGCTGACCGAGAAGCTGTCGAACACCGACAACGGCGCGCCGCAGCGCCCGCCGTCGACCGGCTCGACGGGCGAGCTCGTGACCGACTGCTGACCCATCCCGCACACCACACAGGAGAATTTCCCGATGAGGAAGGACACGCGCCAGAAGTACGAACGGTACGCTGCGCAAATCGCCAAGCTGAACGACACGACCGACGTGTCGACGAAATTCGCGGTCGAGCCGACCGTGCAACAGAAGCTCGAAACCAAAATGCAGGAATCGAGCGAGTTTCTCGCGCGCATCAACGTGCTGCCCGTGACCGAGCTCGAAGGCGAGAAGCTCGGCCTGTCGGTATCCGGCCCGATCGCGAGCCGCACCGACACGACGAAGGCCGACCGCAAGCCGGTTGACCCGACGGGCCTCGACAGCAATCGCTATCGCTGCGAGAAGACCGACTACGACACGGCGATTCCGTATCGCAAGCTCGATGCCTGGGCGAAGTTCCCGGACTTCCAGCAACGCATCCGCAACGTGATCGTGAATCAAGCCGCGCTCGACCGGATCATGATCGGCTGGAACGGCGTGAAGGCGGCCGCGACGACCGACCGACAGGCGAACCCGCTGCTGCAGGACGTCAATATCGGCTGGTTGCAACAGTACCGCGAGCGCGCGGCGCAGCGTGTGCTGCACGAGGGCAAGCAGGCGGGCAAGGTGCTCGTCGGCAAGGATGGCGATTACGCGAACCTCGACGCGCTCGTGATGGATATCGTGTCGTCGATGATCGACCCGTGGTTCCAGGAAGACACGGGCCTTGTCGTGATCTGCGGGCGCGAGCTGCTGCACGACAAGTATTTCCCGATCGTCAACGCGACGCAGGCGCCGACCGAGCGGCTCGCGGCCGATCTGATCGTGAGCCAGAAGCGCATCGGCAATCTGCCGGCCGTGCGCGTGCCGCACTTCCCGAAGCGCGGGCTGATGGTGACGAAGCTCGACAACCTGTCGATCTACTTCCAGGAAGGCGCGCGCCGGCGCGCGCTGATCGACAACCCGAAGCGTGACCAGATCGAGAACTACGAATCGTCGAACGACGCCTACGTGGTCGAGGACTTCGGCTGCGGCTGCGTCGCCGAGAACATCGAGCTGGTGGCGGCATGACGATCAACACGCCCGCCCGCGCGCACTTCAATCGCGTCTCGGCCGCGCGCGCGGCGGCCGCCGCGTCGCCTGGCGCGACGATGAAAGGCGCGACCGCCTATGAGCTGATGCTCGCGAAGCTCGCGGCCGACCGCCGCGCGCTCAAGGGCATTCAATCGATCGAGCGGAAAGTGGAGCTGAAACGCACGCTGCTGCCGGAGTACGCGGACTACGTGGCGGGCGTGTTGAGCGGCGGCCGCGGCGCGCAGGACGACGTGCTCGTGACGGTGATGGTCTGGCGCATCGACGCCGGCGACTTCGACGGCGCGCTCGCGATCGCGGCCTACGCGCTCGCGCACGGCCTGACGCTGCCCGACCAGTTCGAGCGCTCGCTCGCGTCGCTCGTCGCCGAGCAGTTCGCCGACGCCGCGCTGTCGTCGTTCCTCGACGGCGAAACGTTCGGCGCGGCGAGCCTCGAGCTCGTCGACGATCTGACGCGCGAAGCGGACATGCACGACCAGGTGCGCGCCAAGCTGTACAAGGCGCTCGGCTACGCGATGCAGGCCGACGCGCCGGCGCGCGCGCTCGACTATCTGCGCCGCGCGGTCGCGCTGAACGATCGCGTCGGCGTGAAAAAGGACATCGACCGGCTGACAAAGCAGGTCGAAGCCGCGGGCCGTCGGGGCGACGGCGCCGACGGCACGTAAAGAGCCCACCTCGGCATGGCGGCACCGGCGCCCAGGTCCTACGCCTGACGGTGACGGGCCTTGTGCGCCGGTCCACCGCCACCTCATTTTGAACCGACCATGAACAGCTTTGTTGCCACCGCCGCGCCCGCCGTCGCGGCGACGCCGATCGCAGGCACGTTGACGAACGACGGCTTCTTCCCGGACATCGATCTGTCCGCGCTGCGCGACGCGATGCGCCTGGACGGCACCGTGGCGCACGAGCGGCTGCGGCACGCCGCACGCGATGCGGTACTGACCGTGAACGACGAGCTCGCCGCGTGGCGCGCCCGGCAGCGCGCGGCGGGTGCGGCGACGCTCGCCGACGTGCCGGCGCCGCACATCGATGGCGAATCGGCGCACGTCGCCCGCTATCGGCGCGCCGTGTACCACCTGACGCACGCGGACGTGACCGAGAAGTACCGCGGCTACGACACGACGAAGAGCGGCGGTCAGGTCGCGGCCGATCTGGCGGCGACGGTCGACGATTCGCGCCGCGCCGCGCGGTGGGCCATCAGCGACATCCTCGGCATCGCGCGTTCGACGGTGGAACTGATCTGATGAGCCGCCCCATGTACCGCATCCGACAGATCGCGCAGTCCCGCGTGCGCGGCGGAAAGCTGTTCTTCGCGGGCGCGTTCCAGGTACAGCGACGCGCCGCTGGCCTGTTTTGGTGCGAGATCACCTATTGCTCGGATCGCACCGGCGCTGAAGCCGCAATAAGGGCCGACGCGATCGCGCGCCGGCGGATGCGGATCAAGCCGCGCGTGCTCGGCCTGTTCGATCGCGAAGGGCAGGAACTCGGGAAATGAAGATTGCGGCGCTGCAAGGCGAGACGCTCGACGCGCTGTGCTGGCGGCACTACGGCAGCACGGCGGGCACGGTCGAAGCCGTGCTCGAAGCGAACCCCGGTCTCGCCGAGCTCGGCGTCGTGCTGCCAATGGGAACCGTCGTGGAAATGCCGGAGCGCAGCGCGATCGAGACGACCACGCCGCTATTGCAACTGTTTGACTGACCGGAGCCGAAAGAATGGCTGAACCGAACACTTCCTCGGCTGCGGCGCTGTTCGCCGCGGTCGGCCTCGCCGGCATCGCGCCGGGCGTCGACGGCGACGCGCTGATCGGCGCGTTCGCCGGCGCGGCGCTCGTCGTCGTCACGTCGAAAGACCTCGGCATCGCCAAGCGCGCCGCGTACATGCTCATCTCGCTCGTGATGGGCTACCTCGCCGCGCCCGAAATCATCCACGCCGTGCCGATCCGCTCGACGGGCGTCGCCGCATTCTTCGCGGCCGCGCTCGTGATCGCGGTCACGCTGACGCTGATCGAGCGCGTGAAGGGCATGGACCTGTTCGCGCTGTTTCGCAAGGGAGACTGACGTGCATGTTTCGTCCGCACTCGTCGCGCTCGCCGCGCATCTGGCCGTCATCGTGCGCGTGCTGACCTACCGCAAGAACGGCGCGCGGCATCGCTTCCACGTCGCGTGGGCGGCCTGGGTGATCGTCGCGATTTCGGGCGGCTCGGCGATCGAGCTGCTGTTTCATCCGAAGCCGACCGGCTTCTTTCACGCGGCGCTCGCGGTTCTGCTCGCCGTGTTGGTGTACCTCGCGCGCGGCAACGTCGCGCGCCTTCTACGGAGTGACGAAGCGTGAACATCCTTCGATTCAACGATCACGGCGCGGAAGTCGGACTGCTGCAGCAACGCCTCGTGCGCGCGGGCTACCCGGTCGACGTGTCGCACCTCTACGACGAACAGACCGAGCGGGCCGTCCAGACGTTGCAGGCCGCCGCCGGGCTCGTGGTCGACGGCATCGCCGGCCCGAAGACATACCGGGCGCTCGCCAGCGGGAAGCGCGACCCCAAGCACCTGACGGACGCCGACCTCGCGCGCGCGGCCGCGACGCTCGGCGTATCGCTCGCGTGCGTGCGGGCTGTCAACGAAGTTGAGTCGCGCGGCGTCGGCTTCTTGGACGACGGCCGGCCGAAAATCCTGTTCGAGCGGCATGTCATGTATCAGCGGCTCGTCGCGAATGTCGGCAAGGAAGCAGCGGATGCGGCCGCCGCTCGATGGCCGGGCGTCGTCAATCCGAAGCGCGGCGGCTACCAGGGCGGCGCCGCCGAATACGTGCGGCTCGACACCGCGGCGCGGATCGACGCGGCATCCGCTTACGAGTCCGCGAGCTGGGGCGCGTTCCAGATCATGGCGTATCACTGGAAACGCCTGGGATACGCGAGCGTCGACGAATTCGTGTCCCGTATGGAGCTGGGCGAAGCCGAGCACCTCGACGCGTTCGTGCGGTACGTCGCGGCCGACAAGAAGCTGCTGGCGGCGCTTCGTGCCCGGAAGTGGGCAGCGTTCGCGGAAGGCTACAACGGCCCGGAATTCGCGATCAACCTGTATGACGTGAAGCTCGACCGCGCGTACGCGAAGTACGCCGGCACGGGCAAGGCGGCCGCATGAACCTCTCGCGCCTCATGCCGTGGCTGGCGCTGCTCTCGTTGATCGCGCTCGTCGCAAGCTGTCAGCACAGCCGCGCGCTGCGCGCGCAGCTCGACCGGGCGACCGACGACGCGCGCCGCGCGAAACTCGACGCGCAGGCGAGCGCCGCCGTGATCGAGCGCCTGTTGGCCGATGCCAAGGCGAAAGACGCGCAGCGCGCGCAGCTCGCGCGCGCACGCGCGGGCGTTGATGCGACGCTCGCGACCTATCGAAACGAACTGCGGAGACTGATCGATGAAAATGCTGCCGTGCGCGCCTGGGCTGCTGGCGCTCTGCCTGACGACGTTGTGCGCCTGCACGCAAGCCCCGCCCTCAATGGCCCCGGCGATTACGCTCCACGAATGCGCGGCGGTGACGCCCTGCACGATGCCGGCGATGAAACCACGAACCAACGGTGAACTGAGCGACGCGCTAACCGTCGCGCGCGCGGCGTGGGCGCGCTGCGCGTCCGAAGTCGACATGATCGCGACGTGTCAGGCACGCGTGCGGCTGACGGACGGCCATGAATAAGCCGAGTAGCCTACGCGCGGCGCTCGTCGCCGCATTGCCGCAGCTCAACGCCTCGCCGGACCAGTTGCTCGTGTTCGTCAACGAAGGCCGGATCGAGGCGACGGGCACGCGCACGGCGTCGTTCGACTATGAATACGAGTGCGAGATCATCATTCGCGACTTCATCGGCAACCCGGACGACGTGATGATCGCCGTGGTCGAATGGGCGCGCGCGAATCAGCCGGATCTCGTGACGAATCGGGACGAGCGCCGCAACGGCATGACGTTCGTCGCCGACATCCTGTCGAACAACGCCGTTGACCTCGGGCTCAAGGTGAAGCTGTCGGAAAGCGTCGTGGTCGGCACCGACGAAGCCGGCAACCGCACGGTCGAGCACATCGACGACGCAGCCGACGAGTGGCTGTCGTGACGGACGATCTTCAGGCGCTCGAACGATGGGCGGGCGGGCTGCTCGCGAAGCTGTCGCCGGCGGCCCGCCGTCAACTGCTGCGCGAGCTCGGCCGCGATCTGCGGCGGGCGCAGCAGTCGCGCGTCGCCTCGCAACGGAACCCGGACGGGTCCGCGTATGCGCCGCGGAAGGTGAAGGCAAGCAGCAAGCGCTTGCGCGACAAGGCCGGCCGCGTGAAGCGCGAGGCGATGTTCCGGAAGCTGCGCACCGCGCGCTATCTGCGCATCGATGTCGACAACACGGGGCTGGCGATCGGCTTCGACGAACGACTTTCGCGCATCGCACGTGTCCACCAGGAAGGGCAGAAAGCGCCCGTCGAGCCGGGCGGGCCGCTCGCGCAGTATCCGGTTCGTGTCGTGCTCGGTTTCGCGGATGACGATCGCGAGCTTGTGCGCAATCGGCTCCTTCGCGAGTTGACTCGGTAAATCGTCGCGCACCTACCAAAAATTGGAGTTGTGTGAATCCAACGCTTAGATAGGCTGCACGTCACGCACGCGCGGATTGCACAGTCTGTTCGCTCGACATTCAATGTGCGTGCTTGGTCTTCATAGATGCCGCTTTGTTCAAGGAGGCTTACGATGCCTAGCAAACTGTTTCTATATGACGCGAACGAGGCCACCAAGGATTTGCTCGACTACTTCAAGAACAAAAATTACACAAGAGTCGCGCTAACAAGTAGCACTGATTTCTTTTGGTCGCAGATCGATTCGGTCGATAACGGTGGCTATCTCGCCATTATGAGTCATGGCAATAACAACACCTTTGAGATCGCCATGGGCAATCCACCGAAGGATCTGCGGCAGGATCAGATTGTGCCGTTCGGAACATCGCTCAACCAGCGCAATGTGACGCTATATCTCTTGTCGTGCCACACTGGAAATGATCCTCTAGGCAGATCACTGTTGGGTACCGGATGCAATTTCGCTGCACCGAAGGGCTATGCTCTAGTCAAATCCAGCTCAGCTGGCGTTGGCGTCTATTCTGTCGTAGACCCCCATGCATCAGATGTGAAGTATGCAGGTTGGACAGGCACCGAGGGAGTAATTCCTAATCGGGACACGAAACCACTCAACATAAAATAGTTCGCATCACATAAGCGTTCTGAACATTTTTAAAAGTTCACGAACTGGCCGACGACACTTTTACGACTGGCTGTCGAAGACACTCACGCTCGGACATGGTTGTCGGCCCGCCTGTCTCCGAGTTGAAGCATGCACGCGGCGATCGAGCGCAAGCGATGTGGGTCGTTAAGTGACTTGAAACGCTGAGTCGCTCGACATACCCAAGCGATGCAATGCGATCGTGTGATACGCCGCATTCGTCTCGCACCCGATCCAATGTAGGCCGGCCTCGCGCGCCGCGGCGAGAAACGTGCCGGAACCGGCGAACAGGTCGCACACGACACCGCCGGCCGGCACGAGCCGCACGACCTCGCGCGCTATGTCAAGCGGCTTCTCGGTGACGTGCTGCTTCGGCAGCGGCAGCCGCACCGGGAACACACCCGGCAGGTACACGTCGCAGTCGCGCATCGCGCCGCGGCTCGCCCACACGACGAATTCGGCCTGCTGCGCGAAGCCGCCGCGCCGCGGCCGCGCGCGGCCAGGCGTCTTGTCCCACACCGCGACGCCGCGCAGGATCAAGCCGGCGGCCTGCACGACATCGGTGAGCGTCGGGAGCTGCCGCCAGTCGATGAAGCTCACGAGCAGCCCGCCGGGCTTCAGCGCGCGGCGGCATTCGCTCAACCACGCGTGACACCAGAACGCCCACGCGCGCTGGTCCATGTTGTCGCTGTCGAAATCCGTGTAGACCGTCTTCGTGTCGCTGTTGATGTACTTCGCGCTCGGCGGCCGCGTGCGCGCCGACGTGTGCAGCCCGCCCGACGAATACGGCGGATCGGTGAACACCATGTCGATGGAGGCGTCGGGCAACATGCGCGCCAGCGTGAGCGCGTCTGTTGCGTGAAGCCGGTCGAGTAGCGGGGAAAGATCGGCCGCGGGCGCGGCGTCGGTAGCGTGAATCGTCATTGTGTTGCGAGAGTGGAAATGCGCGCGCAGCGCGAGCCGCACGCGCTGTTGCGTGTGTCGAGTGACCATTGTCGACGCCCATTCCGCCGCGCGGATGACGAGCACGCTGTACCCGGCGGCACGACAGAGGCGAGTGCTCGCGCCACGCGCGGGCGACCGGCACCATTGCCGGTATGGATGCGAACGAAATTCAACGGCAAGCACGCAACGCCGTGCGCAAAGGCTCGATTCTGGATGTCGACCACAAGGCGGCGCTTTGCCGCGTGGCGATCGGCGAATCGGACGACGACGGCCTGCAAACGAACTGGATTCCCTGGCTCACGCCCGCAGCCGGCGCGACGCGCGAATGGTTGCCGCCGACGAAGGGGGAGCAAGTCGTCGTGCTCGGCGCGATGGGCGACCTCGCGCAAGGCGTCGCGCTGCGCGGCGTTTTCTCCGATGCGTTCCCCGCGCCGGCCCACCTCCCGAACACCCACACCCGCGTCTACGCGGACGGCGCGCGCGTGAGCTACGACCACGACGCGCACGCGCTCACGGCCGAGTTGCCCGCCGGCGCGACGGTGCGCCTCATCGCGCCCGTGTCGGTCACGGTCGAGACGGAATCGGCGACCGTGAAAGCCGCGTCGGTCACGTTCGACTCTGAACAAACCACCTGCACGGGCGCGTTGCTCGTGAAAGGGCCGCTCGCGTTCGAGTCCGGTATGACGGGCTCGGGCAGCGCCGGCGGCGGCAACGTCATGCGCATCGACGGCGCGGCCGATTTCACGGGCGAAGTGCGCTCGATGGGCAAGAGCGTGCCGTTCCACACGCACCAGGCGCGCGGCGAATCGGCCGAAGTGAGCCCGCCGCTATGAGGGGCATGAACGCAGAAACGGGCCGCTCGATGTCCGGGCTCGAGCACCTCGCGCAGTCCATCGGCCGCATCGTCTCGACGCCGCTCGGCTCGTGCATTCAGCGCCGCACGTTCGGCTCGGAGCTGCCCGACCTCATCGACGCGCCCGCCAACGGCGCGACCCGGATTCGCCTGTACGCGGCGATCGCGACCGCGCTGATGCGGTGGGAGCCGCGCTTGACCGTGACGCGCGTTCAGATTTCGGCGGCGGCCGGCGATGCCTTTGCCGGCCGGCAGTGCGTCGACATCGAAGGCTGGACCGACGAGCGCGACGAGCTCGTCTCGCTGCGCGCGCCGCTGTCCATTGGGAGTCCATCATGAGAAGCACGCCCATCGATCTTTCGCAGCTCCCCGCGCCGGATATCGTCGAGCCGCTCGACTTCGAGACGCTGTTCGCCGAACGCAAGGCGCGCCTCGTGTCGCTGTATCCGCCCGAACACCAGGCGGAAATCGCCGCGACGCTCGCGCTCGAATCCGAGCCCGTGACGCGCATCCTCCAGGAGAACGCGTATCGCGAAGTCCTGCTGCGCCAGCTCATCAACGACAAAGCGCGCGGCGTGCTGCTCGCCTATGCGCGCGGCACGACGCTTGAGCACATCGCGGCGCTGTTCGATGTCGAGCGGCTCGTGATCACGGCGGCCGATGGGGAGAACGGTATCGATGCGGTCTATGAGGACGACGACAGTCTGCGCGAGCGCGCGCAGCTCGCCCCGCGCGGCTTCTCCGTCGCCGGCCCCGAAGAAGCGTACGTGTTCCATGCGCGCGCGGCGGACGGCCGCGTGCTGTCCGCGTCCGCGCGCAGCCCCGAGCCGTGCGTGATGGTCGTCACGGTGCTGTCGCGCGAAGGCGACGGCACCGCGAGCGACGAGCTCATCGGCATCGTGCGCGAGGCGCTCGAAGGCGTGCGCCCGCAAACCGACCAGGTGATCGTGCAGAGCGCGAACGTCGTGCCGTATGCGATCCGCGCGACGCTGCGCTTCTTCTCCGGTCCGGATCGCGGTGTGGCGCTCGCGGAAGCCCGCAAGCGCACCGCGAAGTTCGCGGCGGACATGCGGCGCATCGGCATGGAAATCACGGTCGACGGCCTGCACGCGGCGATGCGTGTCGCCGGCGTGCAAAAGGTGTTGCTCGACTCGCCCGCCGGCGGCGTCGCCGTGACGCACGAGCAGGCGCCGTACTGCACCGCAATCGAGCTGATCGACGGCGGGGTCGCGGATGACTAGGTTGGCCTCCTCGCTGCTGCCCCCGAACGCGACCGCGCTTGAGCGCCGGATCGCGGACACGAATGCGCGTATCAGCGCGATTCCGGTCGACATCGGCACGCTGATGGACCCCGATGCGATCCCGCTGCGGTTTCTGCCGTGGCTCGCGTGGCACCTCGGCGTCGAGACGTGGAAGGACTACTGGCCCGAGCAGGTGAAGCGCGCGCGCGTGAAAGCGGCGATCCGGATCGCGCGCAAGAAAGGCACGGCCGCGGCCGTGCGCGAAGTGTGCGCGTCGTTCGGCGCGAATGTCGCGATGCGCGAGTGGTTCGAGAAGACGCCGAAGGGCCGGCCGGGCACGTTCGAAATCTTGATGACGGTGGGCGCGCGCGACGGCATCCCGGCGACCGCCGAATACGTCGCCGACATCATCGCCGAAGTCGACCGGGCCAAGCGCGGCACCGCGCATTACACGTTCACGCAGGGCTTCAGCGCGACCGGCGCGCAGCGCATCGGCGCGGCCGTGCGCGCGGCGGTGTATCGCCGCCTGTCCCTCACGGATATCTGACATGGCAGGAATGCTCATCAACATCACGGACACCGGCCGCGCGGCACTCGTCGCCGGCGGCAACACAGGCACGGCCGCCCGCCGCGTCGTCGAAATCGGGCTCGGCGCCGCGCCGTTCGCGTTCGATCGCGGCATGCAGGCGATGCCGAACGAGCGCAAGCGCGTGACGACGTTCGGCGGCGAAAACGTCGCGCCGGATACGGTGCATGTCGTGATTCAGGACGACACGAGCGACCAGTATTCGCTGTACGCGTTCGGCCTGTACCTCGACAACGGCGTGCTGTTCGCCGTGTACGTGCAGGACACGCCGATACTCGAAAAATCGCCTGCGGCGATGATGCTGCTCGCGGGCGACGTCGTGTTCGCGACGATCGACGCGGCGAAGCTCGAGTTCGGGCCGGCGACGTTCCTGAATCCGCCGGCGACGACCGAGCGCAAGGGCGTTATCGAGCTCGCCACGCAGGCCGAAGTCGATGCAGGCGAAGACGACACGCGCGCACTCACGCCGAAGACGGCGAAGCGGCGCTATGCGGCGCTGTCGGGCGCGACGTTCGACGGGCGCGTGCGTGTTGTCGCCGACGCTGACGAGCGCGCCGCGCAGCTCGACGTGTCGCCGAAGACGCCCGGCGTCGGCAAGACCGGCAAGGCGCGTCTGTTCGGCACGTTCGGCGACGCGACGCTGCCCGATCTGAGCCCGCGCCTGGTCGCGACGCTTCGCGCCGGATTCGATGCCGGCGCATGGGGCCGCGAGTACGTCGATGTCTGCCTGAACGACGGCACGAACAACGATGCGGCGAGCGATGCGAAGCAGAAGCGCGTCGCGCGCTTCATGTCGGGCGGCCGCGTGCTGATCGGCGAACGCGTGGACGATGGCAAGACCGCGCTGCAGGTGCGCGGCGGCGTCGACGCGTCGGAAGGCTTCACGGCACGCGCGATCGACGCGGGCGGCGCCGGCGGCCAGTTCCGCGCGGTCTGCAACGGCTACGGCGCGCTCATCCGCAACGACGGCGGGAGCGTGTATCTGCTGTCGACGCCGAAGGGCGCACCGGACGGCACGTGCAACGACTATCGGCCGTTCTCGTGGTCGCTGACGACGGGGCTGGTGAGCGTCGACGGCAGCGGATCGGGCGCGGTCTTCGGCGGCGCCGTGAACATCGCCCGCGATCTCGACGTCGGCCGGAAGGCAAACGAAGCGCATATCAGGCTCGGTCCGGTCGACGGCTACCTCTACGCGAACCCGGTCAGCACCGGTTGGTGGTCGCCGACTGGTTCGTCCTATCAGTACATCTTCGCCGATCACACGTTCCGCATCGACGGGCGGATCGTATGGCACGAAGGCAACCTCGACCCGCTCGACAAGGGCAAGGGCGGCACGCTGGCCGGCGATGTGTCCTTCGCGCCAGGCAAGCGGCTCGTGCTCGCCGAAGGCAGTCCGTCCGCGCCGTCGCTCGCGTTCGCCAACGATGGCGAACCGGCTACCGGCCTCTATCACGCGGCGGACGGCGCGTTCGGTGTGACGTGCAACGGGCGCGCCGTCGCGCGCTTCTCGCCATTGCTCGCGGCCTTCGAGCAGCCCGTGACCGTGCCGACGCCGCCGGCGGCGGACCGGTCGGCGCGCGCCGCGACGACGGAATGGGTGCGCTCGGTCCTGTCGGCCACGACGATCGGCCAGATTGTCTTCGAGCCGAGAACGACCGTGCGGCCCGGCTTCCTGAAGGCGAACGGCGTGCTCGTGAACCGTGCCGACTACCCCGAGCTCTGGGCGTATGCGCAGGCGAGCGGCGCGCTTGTCTCCGATGCGGACTGGATGAAGGATCGGTGGGGCTGCTTCTCGACCGGCGACGGCGCGACGACGTTCCGCCTACCCGAGCTGCGCGGCGAGTTCATTCGATGCTGGTCCGATGCACGCGGCGGCGTCGACGCGGCGCGGCAAATCGGCGCATTCCAGGGCGACCAGAACCACACGCACACGCACGGCGCCGCAGCAAGCGAAGCGCCGGATCACATCCACACCGCGTGGACTGACGTGCAGGGCTGGCATGGCCACCACGGTTGGACGAACACTGTTGGCGATCACCAGCACATTTCGCCTTGGGGCGAAAACCCGCAGATATACAGCCCGCCTTGGGGCACGTGGGGCGCCGCCAACAACCGCGGCGCGGAGGGCAGCGACATCGACAACGTGTACGGGATGACGAGCCCGGCCGGCAACCACAACCACGAGTTCAACACCGAAGGAAACGGCAATCACGGGCACAACGTCGGTATCGGCGGCGGCGGCCGGCACGCGCACGCGATCACCGTTCAACCCGACGGCGGCGACGAATCCCGCCCGCGCAACGTCGCGCTGCTCGCGCTGATTCGCGCCTACTAACCACGAGAGACACGACATGCTGATTCACCACTACGACCCGGCGACGGGCGAATACCTGAGCAGCGGGCAGCCGGACGCCGACCCGCGCAACGACGGCCGCTGGCTCGTTCCCGCGTCCGCGACGCTCGACGCCCCGCCGGCGCGCACGCCGACCACGTGGCCGTTCTACCGCGACGGCGCGTGGTTTCTGCTGCCCGACTACCGCGGCCGCGTCTGCTATCGGACGGACACCGGCGAGCCGGTCGAGATCGCGGTCGCGGGCAAGACGCCTGCCGACCTCGGCCTGACGACCGAGCCTCGCCCGTCCGAGCGGCACGCATGGATCGACGGCGCGTGGACCGTGCCGCCCGAGCTGATCGCGCGCGAGAAGCGCGACGCCGCGATGGCCGAGTTCGAGCGACTGTTGGCGATCGCGCGCCGCGAGAACCTCGGCAAGGCCGACGCCTACGCCGCGGGCCAGCTCGACGACGAGCAGGCGTACTACTTCAAAGCCTGGTCGGCCTATCAGATGGCGCTCGTGGCCGCGATCCAGAAAGACACGTTCCCGGACGCGATTGCGTGGCCCGATACGCCCGCGCCCTACGTGCCGCCGCCGCCCGAGCCCGTCGCGCCCGAAGGCGACGCCGCACAGCCAGAGCCCGAACACGCCCCGGCCTGACGCCGGCCCGATCACCGGGAATCCTCCCGATTTTTACGTAACAGGAGCTGCACACCATGCCGCAGGATTACCACCACGGCGTTCGCGTCATCGAAATCAACGAAGGCGGCCGCCCGATTCGCTCGGTTTCGACGGCCGTGCTCGGCGTCGTCTGCACGGCGGCCGACGCCGACGCGAGCGCCTTTCCGCTGAACACGCCCGTGCTGTTGACGAACGTCGTCGCCGCGCTCGGCAAGGCCGGCAAAAAGGGCACGCTGCGCCGCACGCTCGACGCGATCGGCAAGCAGACGAAGCCGCTGACCGTCGTCGTGCGCGTCGCCGAAGGCAAGGACGCCGACGAGACGACCTCGAACGTCATCGGCACCGTGACGCCGGAAGGCAAGTACACCGGCATCAAGGCGCTGCTCGCCGCGCAGGGCGCGCTCGGCGTGAAGCCGCGCATTCTCGCGGCGCCCGGCCTCGATACGCAGCCGGTCGCGGCCGCGCTCGCGTCGACCGCGCAGTCGCTGCGCGCGATGGCCTACGTGTCGGCGTCCGGCTGCAAGACGAAGGAAGAAGCCGCCGCGTACCGCAAGCAGTTCGGCCAGCGCGAAATCATGGTGATCTGGCCGGACTGGCTCGGCTGGGACGACACGACGAACGCGACGGCCGTGATCCCGGCGCCGGCGATCGCCGCGGGCTTGCGCGCGAAGATCGACAACGATATCGGCTGGCACAAGACGATTTCGAATGTCGTCGTGAACGGCGTGTCCGGCATCAGCGCCGACGTGTCGTGGGATTTGCAGGACCCGGCGACCGATGCCGGCTACCTGAACGAGCACGAAGTGACGACGCTCGTGAACCGCAACGGTTTCCGGTTCTGGGGCGAGCGCACGTGCTCGGACGATCCGAAGTTCGCGTTCGAGAACTACACGCGCACCGCGCAGGTGGCCGCCGATTCGATCGCGCAAGCGCAGATGCCCGTCGTCGACGGGCCGCTGAATCCGTCGCTCGCGCGCGACATCGTGGAAAGCATCAACGGCTGGTTCCGGCAGCAGGTCGCGAACGGCTATCTGATCGGCGGCAGCGCGTGGATCGATCCGGAGCCGAACACGGCCGACATTCTCGCGTCCGGCAAGGCGTACATCGATTATGACTACACGCCGGTTCCGCCTCTCGAAAATCTGGTGCTGCGCCAGCGCATCACCGACCGCTTCCTCGCCGATTTCCCGGCGCGCGTGGCGGGCTAACAGGAGTCAAACGCAATGGGTATGCCTCGAAAACTGAAGGGCTTCAACGTCTTCCACAACGGTGCGAATTTCGTCGGCGAAGTCGAGGAGCTCAACCTTCCGAAGCTCAAGCGCAAGATGGAATCGTGGCAGGGCAGCGGCATGACGGGCCCCGTCAAAGTCGACTACGGCAGCGAAGAGCTCCAGCTCGAGTGGACGTGCGGCGGCTTCATGGTCGAAGTGCTCGAACAGTACGGCGCCGTGCAGCACGACGGCGTGCTGCTGCGCTTCTCCGGCGGCTATCGGCGCGAGGACAGCAAGAGGCACGACCAGATCGAAGTCGTCGTAAAGGGCCGCCATGAGGAAATCGACATGGGCACGGCGAAGGCGAAGGAAGACACGAAATTCAAGATCACGACCAACGCCAGCTACTACAAGCTGACCGTGAACGGTCGCGACCTCATCGAGCTCGACTTCGTGAACGCGGTCGAGAAGATCAACGGCATGGACCTCGCGTCGGACCTTCGCCGCGCGATGGGCCTGTAATCGCCCGCCCGCGGCGAACGCGGGCCATCCCAATTTCACATCCAAACAGGAAACGTCATGACGACCATCGACACCGCCCACATCGACACGACGGGCCACGCCGCGCTCGACGAGAACACGCACACGCTCGACACGCCGATCGAGCGCGAAGGGCAAACCATTACGCAGGTCACGCTGCGCAAGCCGGCCTCGGGCGCGCTGCGCGGCACGTCGCTCGCCGCGCTCGTGAATCTCGATGTCGACGCGCTGCGCAAGGTGTTGCCGCGCATCAGCACGCCGACGCTCACCGAGTTCGACGTGGCCAACATGGACCCGGCCGACCTCGTGGCATTGGGGGGCATCTTCGCCGGTTTTTTGATGCCGAAGGCGCTGAAAGCGAGCATGGAATCCCGGACCGCGTAGAAGACGCGATAGCCGATATTGCGACCGTGTTTGGCTGGACGCCGCACGATATGGCCGCCTTCTCCCTGGCCGAACTGATGGACTGGCGCGAGCGCGCCCGGATACGTAGCGGAAACGAGTGACGATGGACAACGCCCTGAAACTGCGCGTGATGTTCGACATGATCGACAACTTCACGAAGCCCTTGAAGAACGTGCTGAACAGCAACAAGGGGCTCGCGCAGTCGCTCAAGCAGACGCGCGGCGAGCTCGCCGAGCTCGGCAAGCAGCAGAAAGCCGTCGCCTCGTTCCGCGAGATGCGTTCCGGCCTCGTCGGCACCGCGGCGAAGCTCGACCGGGCGCAGGCGCGCGTGAAGCGCCTGGCGGATTCGCTGCGTGCGTTCGGCCCGCCGTCGCGCGACATGATCGACAAATTCGAGAAGGCGAAGCAGTCCGCGGCGCGCCTGTCGATCGAACATGAGAAGCAGTCTGCTCGCGTGCGCGAGCTGCGCGCGCAGCTCGCAGGCACGGGCATCAACACCCGCACGCTCGCCGAGCATGAACGCACGCTGCGCTCGAACATCGCGCAGACGACAGCGACGATGCAGGCGCAGACGCGCCAGCTCGAAATCATGGCCGAGCGCGAGAAGAAGCTCGGCGCGGCGCGCGGCAAGATGCAGGCGCTACAGGGCGTCGCCGGCGGCATGGCGATCGGCGGCTACGCGGCCAAGTCCGCCGGCACTGGCGTTCTCGGCGGCTTGGACGGCACGTTGGACGAAGCCAAGAAGGCGCAGAACGAAAACGCCCGCATTCAGGCGCTCGGCCTCGGCGAGCAGGCGACGCGAGACGCGGAGAAGTTCGCCCGCAACATGAAGGTGTACGGTTCGAGCTACACCGACAATCTGACCATGATGCGCGACTCGATGACGATCTTCGCCGATGAGCACCATGCGCAGATGGCCGCGCCGATCCTGTCGCAGATGAAGTTCGCGAACGAGGCCATGTACGGCGCGGAGCATGGGGAAGAGAACGAACGCCAGTTCATGAACATGCTCAAGGTGATCGAGCTGCGCAATGGAACGAAAGACGAGGCGACGTTCCGAGACGAGGCGAACCGGGTGCAGAAGGTGATTTCGGCGACCGGCGGACGCGTCGGGGGCGACCAGTGGATGGAGTTCATCCAACGAGGCGGCGTTGCCGCGAAGTCTCTGTCGAAAGACGCGTTCTACTATCAGATGGAGCCAGTCGTCCAGGAAATGCGGGGCGGCACAGCAGGTAATGCGCTGATGTCGGGCTATCAAAACCTGATCGAAGGGCGAACGACGGTGCGCGCCACGCGCAAGCTGATGAAGCTCGGCCTGCTGGATGCGAAGAAAGTCGAATACGACAAGAACGGCCACGTGAAGGCGTTCGCGGATGGCGCGCTGCTCAATGCAGAGCAGTACAAATCGTCCCCTTACGAATGGTTGCAGAAGACGCTGCTGCCGGCGCTGGAAAAGAAGGGCATCAAGGGAGACAAGGCAATTCTGAGCACGATTGGTTCGATCTTCACGAACCGGTCGGCATCGAACCTGTTCGCGACAATGTACTTGCAGCGCGACCAAATCGCGAAGAACGAGCGTCTGAACAAAGGCGCCGCTGGTATTACCGAGCTAGACGCCATTGCGAAACAGCAAACGTCCGGAAAGGAAATCGCCGCGCTCGCGAAGGTGAAAGATCTGAAAGAAGAGATCGGCGAACGCGTCACGCCGATCTACAACGCCGCGCTCGACAAAACCCGCGAGCTGGCCGACAGGCTGTTGAAAACGATTCAGGCACACCCCGAAGCAACCAAGGTCATCGTGATCGTTGCCGCCGCGCTCGGCACGCTGCTCGCCGTGATGGGAACCTTCACGATCGTCCTCGCCGGCGTGCTCGGTCCAATGGCGATCGTCCGCTACAGCCTGTCGACGCTCGGCCTACGCGGCGGCCTGGTCGGCAAGATTTTTCGCGGGCTTGGGTCGCTGATGCGCGGAACGTTCGTGGGCGCGTTGAAGATGGTCGGCCGTGCCTTCACGGTGCTTGGCCGCCTCGCGATGGCGAATCCGCTGCTCGCCATCGTCGCGTTGCTCGCCATGCTCGCACTCTACGTGTGGCAGAACTGGGACACGCTCGGCCCGAAGTTCGAAGCGTTGTGGCAGGGAATCAAAGACGGCGTGAAGGCGGTCGGCGACTGGATCGGGGAGAAATGGGACGCAACGCTCACGTGGGTCAACGAGAAGATTTCGGGCATCGGAGACAGCATCCAGACCGCGCTCGACGACGCCGGCCGCGCGATTCTCGATTGGTCGCCGCTCGATCTGTTCGATTCGGTCTTTGCGGGCGTGCTGTCGTGGTTCGGTATCGAGTTGCCGGGCCGGTTCTCGGAGCTGGGCGCGAATCTCGTGCAGGGGCTCGCGAACGGCATCACGAACAGTCTCGGTGCCGTGAAGGATGCGATTACGGGCGTCGGCGACAGCACGATTGGCTGGTTCAAAGAGAAACTCGGCATTCATAGCCCGAGCCGCGTTTTCGCGGAGCTCGGCGGCTTCGTGGGCGAAGGCGCGGCGGTCGGCATGGAAGGGGCGCAGCGCCGCGTTGCGCGGGCCGCGCTCGGCCTCGCGACGGCCGCCATTGCATCGTTCGGCGCGCCGGCGCTCGCCAAGACGCCCGCGGCGCTCATCCGGCCGGCCGTCGCGCTCGACCGGCCGCCGGCACTCGTCGCGCGGTCCGCGCCGCTGGTTCAGTCGACCGTGCCGATTGATCGGCGGCCGCCGGTCGCGGCCGCGCCGGCGTCGCGCGCCGCGCCAGCTCACGGGCCGGCGTCGCCGATCGTCATCAACATCTACCCGCAGGCCGGGCAAGACCCGCACGCGATCGCGCGCGAAGTCGAAGCGGCGCTCGATCGCCGCGAGCGCGCGAAGCAGTCGCGCATCGGCTCGCGCCTGTCGGACTGACGCAACCGGAGCCACGCATGCTCATGTCCCTCGACCAATTCGTTTTTAGCCTCACGAGCGCGCCGTTCCGCGAATTGCAGCGGCGGCGCACGTGGAAGCATCCGACGAACTCGCGCGTCGGCGCGCGCGACGGCCGCCAGTTCGCCGGCGTCGGCGATGACACGATCACGCTGAACGGCCTGGTCGCGCCCGAGACGTTCGGCTCGATCGCGTCGATTCGCGAGCTTGCCGCGATGGCGGACACCGGCGAAGCGTACGTGCTCGTTGACGGCGCCGGGAATGTCTACGGCGCGTACGTGATCGCCGAACTGAACGAGACGCAGAGCTACCACACGGCGGACGGCACGCCGCGGCGCATCGAGTTTCAGCTCACGATCGAGCGCGTCGACGACGACGTGCTGCGCACGGCGCGCGAGAGGAACACCAGGAAGGATAAGCGCTGATGGCCACGTCGACGAACGAACGCACCACGCGACCGGAATCGCACGACGCGCCGCGCGTCGCGCGCCTGCATCCGCAGCCGGACTACCGAATTTCGGTGGGCGGCCGCGATCTGTCACGCCTGTTCGCGCCGCGGCTCGTGTCGCTGTCGATTTCGGAGTCGCGCTCCGGCGAAGCGGACACCATCGATATCGTGCTCGACGACTCGAAAAACGATCTGGACATTCCGAAGCGCGGCGCGACGATCAAGGCGTCGATCGGATGGGCCGGCGAGCCGCTCGTCGACAAGGGCAGCTTCGTCGTGAACGAAGTCGAGCACAGCGGCGCGCCGGACATCATCACGATTCGCGCGCGCTCGGCCGCGATGACGAGCGGCATGCAGGAGCGCCGCGAAAAGAGCTGGCATCGGCAGACGATCGGCTCGATCGTGCATGCGATCGCCGGCCGCTACGCGCTGGCGCCGACCGTCGGCGACGCGCTCGCGAGAATCCTGATCGCGCACATCGACCAGACGCACGAATCGGACATGTCGTTTCTCACGCGCCTCGCGAAGCGCTACGACGCCGTGATGAACGTGAAAGACTTGCGCCTGCTGTTCATGCCGATCGGCACCGGCCAGACGGCGAGCGGCAAGCAGCTCGACGTGCTCGAACTGACGCGCGCGAGCGGCGACAGCCATCGCTACCACGTGTCGGAACGCGAGAACTACGCGGCCGTGCGCGCGCACTACCATTCGAACGGCCGCGCGAAACGGAAGTCGGTCATCGTCGGCGGGGAGAACAACAAGAACGTGAAGGTGCTGCCGGAAGACTACGCGACGGAAGCCGAAGCGCGTGCGGCCGCGCAAGCGGAGTTCAAGCGGATGCAGCGCAGCCAGGCGACGATGAGCTACACGCTCGCGCGCGGCCGCGCCGAGCTGTTCCCGGAAATGCCCGTCGTCGTGTCGGGCTTCAAACCGGAAATCGACGAGACGGCGTGGCTTGTGAAGAAGGCGACGCACACGATCGGCGACGTTGGGTTCACGACCGCGCTCGAGCTCGAAATGCGCGACGATCCGACGACGGAGCGGCACCGGTCGCATTTTCGACGTTCCGGCAAGTAGAGTGGGGCGGTCAGGACGAGCTGCTACGCCAGCGGTAGGCCGGCGGATCTGTGTTCGCGAAAACGCCGCCCGATCGCCACGACTTCCACGAGCGCGGCAGGTCGACGGCGAGCACGCGCCATTTCGCCAGCACGGCGGCGAACGCGCCTTTGGCCTTTGAATGTCGAATCTTGTCCACGACGTTCCAACCACGAACGTACTGACGAAAGCTTCTCTGGCTGGACAGGTAGTGTGAAGCGTGAACGCCGACCCACGCGAGAATATCGGCGGGCGTCACGTCGGGAGCCGACATATCCGGCTCGATTGTCGATTCGACCGGAATCTCACCGGTAAGCTGTTGAGAGGCTGCTTGGGACGCGTTTGTCTCGACTCCGCGTAGGCGTAGCAATTCGACGCGATGCCACGGGATCGGCGAACGGCCGGCCAGATAATTGCGGACGCTACGCGTACAACAACGAAGCGTGTCGGCAATTTGGCGGATGGAGAGGCCGTCGGTGAGCGCGATAAAATCGGGCAGCTCGCCATGACGGGGCGCGGCGGGGGTCATTGTGTGGACTGCGTGGGATTCTGTAACGATTTGTAAATATGTTTACAAATCCCCGAATCAACCTGACAAGTCTGACAGGTTTCGTCCAGCTCCCCGATTTTACATAACGTAAATTATCGACGTTCCGGGTTGTGGTTGCCAAGTTCAGATGCCCGCTTTTCGACCCATCGTACTGACCGGCCGCTGGCAATCCAGCTCCGGAGGCTTCGTTGGCTGCAACGGAACGGATCGCGATGACGATGCGAGAACCGGACCGATTCAAGGTCATTCCGGACGCGGTGGACGACAAGCTCACCCCGTGGCGCCGGTCGAGCGACTTGGGTTGACGACGTGGCAGATTCGCCGACGGCTGGCCGGCCGGCTGTGGGAGCCCGGCCGCAAGGGTCTCGTGTCGCAGCGCCGCGCGAGCCCGTCTACGCATTTTCCCCCGGCCACCAAGGCTCCGGCGCGGGCCGAATCAGATAATCGTCGAGGTTCTTGCCGATCAGCCATTTCGGGCATGCACCGCGGCCCGTCCACGATTTGCCCGTCGACGGATCGTAGTATTTCGCCGGCAGCTTCTTCGGCTTGTCTTTCACAAAGCCCGCGGCCCTGAGCAACTCGACTTCCGTGATGTCGAACTGCTTCACCTGTTCGCGAATGGCGGCCAGCGCCTCGGCCTTTTCCTTCTTCTTCGCTTCCTCGAGGAGCAGGTTGAGGTGGCCGAGCTCCTTCTGCAGTGTCTGAATTTTGCTGGTTGTCAC